ATAAGCGTTTTACTGAAGGAGATCCACCAGAAAAGTAATGTACTGTCGGGTGAGTAGCAGAAGGATGAATTGTCCAACTACTATCCGTATGCACTTTATACTCGACTTGAAAACCAGCTCTTGCAGGAACTTGTTTGTTATTCCTGTCTAAGGCATACATACCTATTGTGGCTGTTAATATAATAGTCAAACCATTGACGGCGTTACCCTTTGTTGTGACAGTTTGTGCCACAGTCCTTTCTAATTCAGCAGGGGAGAATGTAGATGAACTTACTATATTACCAAAACCCTCAATAATTGCATCATCATTGGTGCCCAGCCTTGTTTCACTTGTTGTATCGAGAAATTCATCAATAGGCTTATCATTTAGTTTGATATCGGTTATGGAATCAACTTCATGGTCACAAACTCCTAAGAGTACATTAAGAGTTTCATCAGCATTATTACTATTATATCCTATATATTGATTAAGAACATGACCTGAAACTTTATTTGTACCAAATAAATATGCTATTGCTACACCCTCTACCTGTGTCTGTGATAATTCACTCCACCCATACGTTTGGGCATCTTGAGGAGTAACTTCCTGTTTTGGAATGTCTGGGCCGAGAGCAGAAGCTAAAGTACTGAGACCATAACCAATTACAAATGTTGTTGCAAGATATGTAGCTCCATAAACAGCCGCAGCTCCAAAAGCTCCAAAACCTATTAATCCACTCAATCCACCAGCAGTGGCTATACCACCTGTGATACCACCATATAAAGCTGAAACCATTAAAGTAGCAGCAGTAGCCTCAACCTTTGCACAGACAGATATAATATCATGATCATTTATTTCTATCTCAGATATTTGTTCAAGAGATATAGGAATACCATTAATTCCTATAACAAAAATAATATCAGGTGTATTTAAATCAATGTGTTGTAAGTAATGATCAAGACATTTGTCATCATTGAACTCATAAATATCTTTAATATTTTCATCTGGTAAGAATGGATCTTTTATTGAAACAACTGTTACTGACATTATTTATCACCTATATATTTATAAAATCCAATGATTTGATTTTTGTATTTCGGGAGCAATCTTTCAATAATACTATTTGTATTTTTAGTTATGTGTAATATTCTATTCTTCCCAATAAAAGTTCCTATATGATTTGCAAATCTTTGGTTATGAGAGAGGATCAAGATACCACATGGATTTTCTGGAGTTTCTAACTTAACCCATGACTTAGCTAAATTCGCATAAATTTCCTTATCAGAAGTTTCTTGACAGGCACAAACTGAGATATTAGTTGGAGGAATATAAATACCACTTTTTGCATGAGCTTGTCTCATTAAGTTAAAACAATCAATTCCATCCTTACTATCTCCATCTGCTTCAAAAGAAATTCCTATCAAATCATTATAAAGAATCATTTCAACAATCCTCCAGAACCAACACCTGGAAATCCACCAAACCTTGTGTGATTTAAAAGCTCTTGACATCTTGCAAATGATCTATTACAATCTATTTCTGATCCAACATACCCACATCTACCTGATGGGGTCTCATTAAAAGTTGCTACATTATTATTTAATTCAGTTGTCAAACTTAGATCATCATAACTTGATACATTTTCAGGGTCATTAAACTCCACAGTAGTTGGGCCATACAATATTGTGAATGTTCCAGCAGCATCGCCGCCAGCCCATGTGCCGGATGTGTGATCAATTTTTAATATTGTTGCTTTTGCACCGGTTAAAAGTCCAAATAATACATTTCCCACAACTGGCTCCGGTGAATCGCCACTTATAAAAGCAACCGTTGCCACCTTAAATTTAAATCGGCAGTTGTTTTTTAAATATCGTTGTTTAGGTATTCTTAAGTTTGAAAGATTTTCTGCACCCAGATTTATATTAACTAACAAACTATCATTAACACTGGAGTCAATTAATTCCATCGTCTCTTCGAGATGGGGGGTAGTATTAGGTAAGTAATTTGAATGAACAATCCTAATTATAACTTCTGCTCCACTACACCCAGAGAACTCCTCCAAGAGAGGAATAATAGTGTTCTCAAGGTCATAAAAACTGAGGGTAACTTTTGGGATTTCAGCATCTTTTGTTTCAGAAAGACCTGTTAATGAAAAGATAGCAGGATACCATGTTTCACCAGTTACGGCAGGCCAAACTACTTCTTCATTGTTTAAACAAATCCGTATCGTATCTTCATCTTCATAATTAACTTCAATAAGAAGTATTTCTACATTAGTACTTGTAAGTTTATTTTTTTCTACAATTGCGTCTGAATCAAGTTCTAAAGGCATTATACCTCCTTTACTCTTAAGTCTAAAGAATATTCACCAGGGTATACTTTTTGATATATAAATTCTAAAGAATCTTGATCAAAAATAACATCGTAAGTTTCAGAGCCATCATTTGGATCTTGAGTATTTAAAGTAAAAACAATTCCTTGATTAGCATCAAAAAAATCCCTAATAGCATTTTTTTCTGCATATGAAAAATAATTCATTTGGAGGATAAAAGTTCTTTTATTCGTTGTTGCTCTTGGTCGTGCCATAGACCAACCAGCAGGGGATGTTTGACGATTAGATGGTTTTATAAATACTTCTTTTAAAGATACTACGTTCTCATCCCAAGACCATGTTGCCATTTATTTTCTCCTCGCTACACCTTGAATTATATTACCAAAACCCCCAACATTCCTTTGTGCAGCATCAATTACAATTCCAATTACAGTATTACCAAGGTCATCTTTACTTGATGTTACATTTGCTTCTGCCTTATCTGCAACATTATTCTCAATACTGATATTGATAATTGGGGGTTTAGATGCCATGCCTTCAGCATTAACACCAAGTTCCCCTCCAATTCGAGTAAGTGGTAAAATTCCTTCATAACCATCTTCCCCTGCGAGTGCAGTTCCTTTTGCGTAAGGAGTTATTTTAGTGTCTGGGAAAGTTGTTGGGCCTGTAAGCACACTACTACTAAATTGACTTATATTACTACCACTTACAACACCACCCTGAACAAATGGAAGAAGATTACCTAAACTACCCAAAAGATCCATACTTCCAAAAGTAGATGCCAGTGGAGCAATAATTTGACTTCTAACGAATATTCTTGTGAGTTCGGCAATTGCCATATTTGCAAAGTCCTTAAATCCCATCTCACCTGTAGTAATAAAAGTAACAAGAGCGTCTTCCATACTTTTAAAGGCTTTAACTGTAGCCGTCTCCAGAATAAGAGTGGCATCAAGTGAGTTATTAAGTTCATCAATATAAGTGGTTAAAGGATTACTTTTTTCCTCTTGCTTTTTTACCCATGTTTCAAAATCTTTCGTTTCCTGTAGAAAATCATCAGTTCCTATAGGTTTAAATAAATCATCTACTAATGATCCATACTCTAATTCCTTTTTTAATTCCTTTACACCTTTTATTGCATCTCTTTCAGCATCTGATAGATTACTAAAAGATTCTGTTAATAAATCTACCTCACTTAAAGCTTTACCTGTCTTTTCACCATATGTATCAAAATATTCTTTGGCAGCAGAAACACCTAACTTTTGTTTTACATGAGCTTTTTCTAAAAGTATTAACATCTTAGCAGAGATTGTCGTTCCATTTCTTCTAATCTTATTTATTAATCTCTCAGCTTTAACCCCTTCCTCTACTAATTCCTTTAATCGCTTTCTATTAGGAGCTTGTTCTTTTTTCAACCTATTTTTTTCAATAGCTATTCTTCTCTCTTCACCCCTTTTCTGTAATAACTTATCATTCTCCGATGCTCTATCTCTGACAAGCTTGAGAGCTTCTTTATCAACTTCGGCCTGGGCCTTTTTAAAAATAGTAACCTGTTTAATTACTTCTTTTTCCCGCTTCAAGAGTGCTTGTAACTTTTCTTGCTCCTCTCTTAATGCCACAACCTTTTTAAATGGCTCTTCTGCGCCCTTAGAAAGGGCACCTTGAGGACTTCCAGCGACTCGGGTATTAAAACTCTTAATTTCTTCTTTAATATCCCCCTCTATGTCTTTTAACCTATCCTCTAAGACTTTAATATAATCCGTTGTATTAGGGACAACCTCTATCTCAAAGATCTTATTTTTTTCAAAAAGTTCTGATCCAACACCTTCAATTCCCTTACCTAATGATTCAAACCTTTTATTAAGCCGGTCAACAGTGATATCGCTTAAATCACCAACAGTATTAAAATAAGTTGCCAGAGCACCAAGTCTTTCATCTATTAAGATCTTTAGATTATCATTTATAGACGGTAAACCACCCGCAAAATTAGCTAACGCCTTGCCAAGTGCATTTAATGCTCCAGCAACAGCCGGTTGAATTCCTGTTAATTGAAGTAACGTACCGACAGCCGTTGTAACACCGGTTTGTAGGTTAGTCATACCTTGACCTATTGTAACCTCTACGTTCTCAAATTCCTCTCGTAAAACATCAGTTTGAGATTGAAGTGCTATAAAAAAATCAGTTGAAGATACTTTTCCTTCTTTTACTAATTCCCTCATTCTCGCAACAGTTAATCCAAGACCATCAGCAATCGCTTTCGCAATTCTTGGTGTACCTTCTAAGATTGAATTTATTTCCTCTGCTCTTACTATACTTTGACCGAAAGCCTGTGATAACTGAATCAATGATCCCCTCGCTTCAAGAGCAGATGTACTCGTGACACCGATAGCCTTTCCAACACCCTCAATTACATTTACAATCTGAGATTGTGATACACCAAGTTCTTTTTGAACCAATGAAAGTCTATTATATAATGTAATTTGTGCTTTTAAGTCTGTTCTCGTCTCTAAAGATAGGTTTACAAGATTAGCTCTGACTGAAATAACATCTTGCGAAGCATCTAAAAAGACCTTAATACTATTACTGGCCCTCAACCAGGAATCTGCATAACTTGAAATTAATGGAATACTTCTTATTAATCCACTAATAACTTTTGATAGACCAACTGAAGCTAAATTACCCAGAGCAATAGATGATATACCAATACTTTTTCCGCCCCTTGATACACTTTTATTTAAAGCCTCTTGTTATTTTCTAATTCCTCTTAAAGCAGTTTTACCCCTTTTCAACTCATTGGCTACCACACTCCGATTATATTTTCTCTGTGTCTTTTCAGCTTTGATAGCTTCTTTAGCAACTGACTTCTCTTCTTTAGTAATCTTCTTTAAAGCAGTTTTACCCCTTTTCAACTCATTGGCTACCACACTCCGATTATACTTTTTCTGAGATTTCTCGGCCCTAAGAATTTCATCAGCAACTAACTTCTCTTCTTTAGTAATCTTCTTTAAAGCAGTTTTACCCCTTTTCAACTCATTGGCTACCACACTCCGATTATACTTTTTCTGAGATTCCTCGGCTCTAAGAATTTCATCAGCAACTAACTTCTCTTCTTTAGTAATCTTCTTTAAAGCAGTTTTACCCCTTTTTAATTCATTAGAAGTTACGCTTCTATTATATATGGCCTGAGCTTGAGCAGCCGAAAGGGTTTCATTAGCAACTAACTTCTCTTCTTTAGTAATCTTCTTTAAAGCAATTTGCCCCCTTTTTAATTCATTAGAAGTTACGCTTCTATTATATATGGCCTGAGCTTGAGTTACTACTTTCAGATTTTTTTCAATGACTCCGAGAGCAGAATTTGTTTCTTTAGTTCCTTTTTTAAGACTATCAAAAGTTCGAGTAATAACCCTCTCACTCTTAATAATCCCCTCTACATTAATATCTATTTTAAAACTCATGATTTTCCTTTATCAAGTTTCTTTGATTGTTCTTCTAAATAAACTCTATCAATTCCTCTTATTATAAATAAAAATGAGTCAAATAGACTCGGAGAAGTCATACCCCAAACTTTTGAATAGTTATAAATTGCACCCCAAGGGATTGGCCCGAAATCTTTTAATCGTTCTGTATCAAGCTGAAGAAAGCTATCCCACCACCAAATCAAACTGCTATCTAAAGATGGTTTTTCTTTTATAAATTTAGGGATGGGAGCAGATCTTCGTAGACCACCTTTCGGTTGAGTTTTTATAACAATCTCCTCTTCCCCATGATTTATATTCCACCTCAGATAGTCAGTTACTTTTTTATGGTTTCCTTTTCGACCTCTGCTTGAAAAGTAGTAAAATCATCGGCCCACTTTCTAAGATCATCATAATAATCAGGGAGTTGTTTAAGACATGTACACATATTTTTAGGATTGAATGGAACTAATTTGACACCGCTATCATCCCTAATGAAAACACCACTCTTCCACTTACCAGTATCTTCATTCAGAATTTCATGAGCCTTAACACAGACTTTAGAAAAGACTTTCATAACGATTTTATTTGCAGCTTCAGGACTGACTGCTGAGATTGTTGCTTTACCGAGTTTCTTTACTTCTTTATCAAGTTCTTTATCCCAAAGGGTATTCTTGCTACCACTCCGAGCTAAAAGGATTCTCCACCCATCTAATTCTTGCCATACACCATCAATTTCGGCTGATGAATCTGTTTCATACACTTCATACGGATTTTTCATTGTTTTTTCCTCTAAGTTGGGTTTTTAATAAGGGGTGTAGATCCAACAACCTAAACCCCCGCTAATTACTATAATATAAGCATTAAATCTTATTCCACAAGGCCCCCCTCACAAATAATTATGCAATTGGGGTAGTGAAAGCCCTTACAACTGACCAATTATAATTTCTTAGTCTACTCCACAAAACAGAATAACTAATTCCAAGATCATCGGCCCAGTCTTTTAAATACTTAGTTTCACCTTTATACATAAAATATAAACTATTACGTCTATTTCTTATTTGTTCCTCTCGTGATGACCACTTACAATTTTCTTTGAAATATCCACTATTAGAATCTATTCTATCAATTGTAAGATGTTTAGGGGCTTCACCCATATCTTCAAAAAAGTTTTCAAAGATTTCCCATCTCTTACAAACTTTAATTCCTCTACCACCATAATAAGAATAAAATGTACTCTTCGGATTCTTACATCTATCTTTCATACCATTCCATGAATGATATGTTGGGGTGTCCCACATCCCATGTTTAGTCATTAATTTTGAAAGAATATCTCTTTGTAAACACCCACAGGATTTTGAGCTACCGGTTTTAACTTGAGTACTGGAGATCATCAATTCCTTGCCACAATCACACTTACATAAATAAACCACTGCCCTACGATATCTGCCAACTGGCTTTATAATAGTAAGACGATTAAATTTCTGTCCAGACAAATTAATTCGTGGTTCTTTATCTGTAAAATCAATTAATTCTTTGTTCATAATATCACCTTTTATATTTGCCTTATAAAAGGTGATATTATGAA